AGGTGTTTTAAATAATTATAAAATAATAATTAATATAATCATAAATTATTATTATTTAAAAAATAAAAGTTTTATATATAAATGAGTATTTTAAGCATTGATGTTGGTATGAAACATTTAGCATATTGTGTAATTAAAACTACAAACAATAATAATTATGAAATATTAGATTGGAATATAATAAATTTATGTAGTGATAAAATTTATCCAAAATGCATGAATAACTTAAAACCGTGTAATAAAGAATCAAAATACTATAAAGGGGAAAATTATTATTGTAAATTACATGCTAAAAAGACAAATTACTTAATACCTACATCAAATCTTAAAATTAAAAATTTAAAAAAAATGAAACTTCATGAATTAAAAACAATTTCAATAGAAAGAAACTATGATATTGAAAAAAATAGTAAAAAACAAATTTATATTAATAAAGTTTTAGAAGACTTATCAAATAATTATTTGAATGTAATAGAGAAAGTAGATAGTAGAGATATAGATATTGTTACATTTGGAAAAAGAATTAAAACTTGTTTTAACGATATTGTAAAAAACTATAATATTAATTGCTTATTAATTGAAAATCAAATAGGACCATTGGCATTAAGAATGAAAATGCTTCAAGGGATGATAATGCAACATTTTATTGAAATTGATTGTGAAACTATAAAAGAGATATCACCATCAAATAAATTAAAATTATTTATGGAAAATAATAAAAAAACGACATATTCAGAGAGAAAAAAAAAAGGAATAGAAGTAACAAAAGATATATTAAATACAAATACTTTATTAAGTAATTGGTGTGAGTATTTTGATAAACATAAAAAAAAAGATGATTTAGCAGATTCTTTTCTTCAAGCTTTATGGTACATTAAACAATAATTAATGCGTCTTACTTAAAATAATAAGTTCTATATAATTCATAATGAATACTCCAGAAATTATTAATATTAATGAAATTAGTGAAACAGATAAAATGCCTAGTTTATCTGTTACAGAAGATAATGATATGGGGACTATTAAAATTAATAATATTCCTCCAATTGATACAAGTACACAAAAATCTGTAAATTTTGGGCCGGGTGCTGATCTTTTAATGAATCAAGTTAAAGCAAATAAACAGGGGTCTCCAAAATCTGATATTAAATTAAGTGAATTAAATTCATTAGATGTTGATACTAATAATAAGGGGTTATTTGACCCAAATGAAAATGTTAAATTTAATATTGGGGGGTCTATAGAAACCGAAAAACCTTTAGAAGAAATTAAAGAATTAAAAGAATTTAATGATATTAAAATTGGTTTAGAAAGTAGCAAATTAGCAGGTGATAATAAAAATGAAACATGGGATGATTTTAAAAAGTTTAATGATATACCTGTTAATCCCGAATTAACACCTCCTGAAAAACCTAAATTATCAAATGAAGAAGTTTTGAGACTTAAATTTTCCTATATACGAAAGTTAGAGGCTTTAGAAAAACAAGGTATGAGTGTTAGTAAAAAATATAATATGGATGATAAATTGGAAGAAATGCAAGGCGAATATGAAATGATAAAAAATGAGGTTTCGAAGAAAAACTCAGTAAAGTTTCAAGCTAAAATGTTAATGGCGTTTGTTTCAGGTATTGAATTTTTAAATAATCGCTTTGATCCATTTGATATTAAATTAGATGGATGGGGAGAATCAATTAATGAAAACGTTGATGAATATGATGAGGTATTTGGTGAATTACATGAAAAGTATGGTAGTAAAGCTAAAATGGCTCCCGAAATTAAATTGTTATTTATGTTGGGTGGCAGTGCAGCAATGATACACATGACAAATACAATGTTTAAATCAGCTATGCCAGGAATGGATGATATTATAAAACAAAATCCTGAATTAATGCAACAATTTACACAAGCTGCTGCAAATACAATGGGGCAACAAAATCCTGGATTTGGAAATTTTATGTCTAATATGATGCCACCTGGAGGAAATGTAATGCCTCCTATGGGTTCACCACAAGGACCTTCCGTCTATCAAACACAAAATTCACCACCATCTCCAAATATAAGAGCAGGTGCTGGTGGTAATAGACCAGATATTGATTATGCTAGAAATGAAAAAACTGCTCCTAAAAGATCAGCAAGAAGAGAGATGAAGGGACCGAGTGATTTAGATGACCTACTATCTGGTATTAAAACAAAACAGATAAATATTAAAGAAAAACCTGATGATTCAAGTACAATAAGTGTATCAGAATTAAAAGAAATGCAAAAAGATAATATTCAAAAAAAATCAAAAAGAAAATCTAAATCAGAGAGAAGCACAATTAGTTTAAATCTTGGTTAAGTTTTGATTATCTCTTTAAGATTGGTTTCATTTGATACATTTTTAATAATCCTTGTTTTATTTATATTTTCTTGTTTTTCATCAGAACCACCTACTAAAGATCTGACAATATTAAAATATTCTTCTAATTTCTCTTTACTATTTTCATAATTTGGATTTTTTTCTGTCCATTCTTTTAAGATTTTGTGCTGTTTTGCGGTTATATCATCTATTGATTTATCTATTTTTTTATTGTCTTTATCTCTCTTCCATGCATTATCATCCTTAACATAAAAGCTCAGTCTTTTAGTGTCAGAACAATGTAATGGTCTTTGAGATGGTTCTATGTCTGTTAAATTTTTCATTAAGATATTACTAACACCTTTAACATATCCATATTTACCAGAATATTCTAAATCTTTTACTGATAATTTAATATTATCAATAAAATCCTTAAAATTCATCGCATTTTTACATGTTTCATTTAAAAATACATTAATATTAATGTTATTTGTATTATTAATTTTTAAATTTTTCAATTCACTCTTTAACTCTTGATTTTCTTTTAAAATATTCGTTAGCATGTCTTTGATACTTGGTTCATTGGTATCGTATTTTATTAATTCACTTTTTTTTGTAGAATCTTTCTTAATATCTAAATCTTTATTTTCAACATTATTATTTAAAAAAAATATACATTTTTTTAAATGTCTCGAATAACTGCTATTATGCTTATAATCTTTTCCACAAATACATACAAAATTATTTTTATTTATGCTGTTAAGTTTTTTTTTATGTTTTGCAGTTTTTATATGTTGTTCAAATAAGAATTTTGTTTTACATTTATAATTACATTTGCAACAAAAAAAACTATTTTTGACATTTTGCATATTTTGCATATTTTTATATTAAATATTAAGAGATTTATTTTTTAATATATTTTGAGCCTTTGTTTTTTGTTGATTTTAAACCTTCGTGGTTTGAAGCACAAATAAAATAATTGTATTTTTTTGTTACTGACACAAAAAAACGCATATTTTTAATTAGCATTTTTTAGCATTTTTTAGCATTTGGCGATTTTTGTTATCCTTACCATAAAATATTTTTCAATAATTATATATCCAAAGCATTTTTAATATTAATTCAAAAATGATTTTTTTTGTTGATTTTGAAATCGCGAAAATGCATATTTTTTTGGAAACCCAAAAAGTCCTAATTTGCATATTATATGCAAAAATTAGCATAAATTAGCATTTTTTATTTTAGGTAAGGTTAGTGATATTACAAAAATACACTTTTGAAACGTTTATAAATGTTAATGCAAAAAAAATAAGTTTTGTTGAAAAAAAAAATATGCAAAATATGCAAAAATTAGCATTTTTGTTAGCATTTCCAAAATCCTAATTTTTTTCCGAAAAAAACGCTTGTAGGGGAGTTTTTTCAAGAATTTTTAAAAGTTACCTACAAGTTTGTAGATAAATTCAAAAGTGCACGTTTTTTGTAGATTCTTTGTCACAGATATCAATTTTGGACATTTTTAAAATGTCCATTTTTAAAAATCGCGAGAATATTTTTTTCGAAAAACGTGCACTTTGTAACATTGTTACTGACTATTACGATAATTCAGTATTTTGAATTACAAAACATTGAAAATTAAATGATATTCAGTAATAACCAAAAATACAAATTTACAATAT